CAATGCTCTGGATTCATTTAAGGTCATGATCCCTAGGCTCATCAGTTTTTCGATGGCACTCACTTTTGTATTCCAGCTTGCATACTGCAATCGTTCACTGTAGAAAATAATCTCTTCACCACGAATTAACTCATTCTCCGTGAGTAATCCCAAAGAAAAAGCCTCTGTTAGCTGAATGGCTAGAGGCTCAATGGTTGACTCATAAAACGAGTTGAAATCTTCTTCACTATATTTGTTTGCGAAGATTGGTGCTGATACTCCAAAATAATCAAGTATCTTGGATTGTAAGAATTCGAGTGTTTCTTTGTCGATTAATTTAGGATCTACTGTTAGAGGTACATATTCCGACTTTAAATCAATGGGGATGATGGAGCTTCCTTTAGTGCTGATTGAATCGTTGAGTGCTAAATCAAAGAGCTCTCTTTGTTTCTTCTTATCAGCTTCTGAAAGCATCCCATTCATCTTAATAATCCCTTTAATCTGCATGGATGATCTGACTGCGTTATCGATTCCTTGAAGGACGTTCTCATTGATAGAGATAGTCTTCAAGATTGCTTCATGATCGCCAGACGATCCATTCCCACCAAAGATATCATTGGAAGCAAAGTACTTCCTCAAATGGATGACGTTCTCATAAGGCAGCATAAATTGTTGTCCATCCTCAAAGTAGAACTTCAAGTAATAACCATCAGCATTATCTACTATTACTTCTACCAAAATGGGTCTGAGCGGGTAGAGTGCTTTAAGTCCACCATTCACCGAATCAAACATTGGATACACAAATGCATTATCATTCAGTAGCAATAACGTAATCACCTTATAGATAAAATCAAAAGGTGTCATAAGCGGGTTAGGCTTATGTTTCAATAAAAAAGACAGTCGACCTTGTTTCTCGGTTACTGTCTTATCGGTTTCAGTTTTGATGTATCTTGGTTTGAGTTTGGCACATTGGCTCGCAACTCTATCAATACATATCTTTACCACATCACTCTTTGAGATGTTACTTCCAAAAGGAGTGAAGAAGGTATTGTTTTGATTTAATAACTGGAAGGTATTTGTTGAACCTTCCTTTTTCTTTCTAGTGAATATTCCCATCAAATCACCTCATTCTTTTTAATCTTACGCAGGAAACCACTTCAAATGAATTATAATAAACACGTGAGGTGATTTTGCGATGGAAGAGTTATACTTTGAGACTAAATATTTGAATAAAACTAATAAGCAAAAGTTTAATAAAAGAAAATCTGACATTAACAAAAGTAGTGAACTAATTGTTCTTCAATCGATAATAACTGAAACTGGATTACTAGCCATTTTATCTCAATCGGTCGAGTTCTTACTAGAATTTACTGAGAAGTTTTCTGTCTTAATACAGGATGAATCAAACAAAATAGTAATCAAAGAAAGGATTCGAAAGCTTCTAAAGAACGAAGAAAGCTTAGATATTAGTGATGTTAGGACATCAAAGTTAGATAGGTTAATTAAAAATGCCAAAAAGACAGAGTATTTTAACGTTAAGTCTTTAGAGTTACTCGATGAAGTTAGAAAAACTAGAAACTACTTTGTCCATAATTTTCTTATGCAAAACATAATCGATTTTTATAGTAATTCCGCTTTCAAAAAGAAAGCCTTAAAAATACTGGTTTTAACTAATATTTTGCTGACGCAATTAATAAATGATTTCAATAAAACATTTATAGAAAAGACATCATTGATGGATAAAGAGATAACAGATTTGTTAGCTGAGTTGAAATTTAACTTCACAAACAATGCTTTATGACATCATGTTTTCGTAATCTGTCTTGTACCTATTTAAAACCGCATAAGCAATAATGAGTGCAACAGTTCCATCAATTCGCTTGTACTTCGAATTTAATTTTGATGGCTGGATATTGCCATTCAAGTCGACTTTGGCTTGGGTGTTAGACAAGCACCATTTCAAGATCGGATTATTATCATAGTTGATCAGCTTGTTCTTGAGGTCTGCTTCAAGTTGTTTCATCGGTTCTGATAACGAATAGACACCTTGTCGAACCTTTTCCATATTAAATCCTAAGTCTTCCATTTCTTTTATCCAATATTGAGAGTTCCATGGATCGAATCCTACCCATAATGGTCTGATTTGATGTTCTTGAATCATCTTCATGAACCACTGAGTTACCAATGAGAAATCGTTCTGGCTTCCTTCTGTGAGTGTAATGAACCCTCGTTTAATCCAAATATCATATGGGACGTTATCTTCTTCCATGCGTTTCTTAACAACATCACTTGGCATAAAGAAATGTGCTAAAACATATTTCTTGTTGTCATCCTTTTTCTGAATGACTAGAACAGCTGCAGTTAAATCGGTAGTTGAAGATAGATCAACTCCACCGATAGCATAGGAGTTTTTGATTGAGTTTAATTCATACTTGGCTTCATTGTTCAAATCGTCAAATGATAACCATGCACCTTGATCCACTTGTTTAATGTTGAAGTCTTTACATAACATGGTCACTCTGGTTGAGTGGTCATTTTTTGATTTATTCATGACGTCTTCAAGATACGAAGGAAGCTTAACCACACCTAAACTTGGATTAGATTTTTGCCAATTCCTGGAATCGTCATATATTTCCTGAGTATTGTCTTGAGTATATAACCAAGGAAGCACTCGCTCATCGGTTATTTCACCTTTTAGCATCTTCCTTGCATAATCCAACTTGTTATCAAGAAAGCCTCCTACTGTAGTCCCTTCAGTGGTGATAATGAAGATTAGTGGTTCCTTTTTAGTTGATTGACTTTGTTTAATTGAATCATAGACCTTTGAATCAGTCATTTCGTGAACTTCATCAATACAACCAACCTCAATGTTATAACCGTCTTTGTTTCTACTTTGTGCAGATAATTTTTTAATCTTGTTCTTTGTTTTCGGAGAATAGATGAAGAAAATATTCTTTTTACTACGTTTCTCATTTGATAGAGCAGGAGACTGTTCACGCATGTTGTTGATTTCTTCAAAGAGAATGTTTGCTTGCTCACTCGTGTTTGAAGCACAAACGATATCAACTCCACCTTTGGAAAGAAAGAATTCAGCAAGGTCTATCCCTGCGATGAATGTCGTCTTCCCATTCTTCCGAGCAATAAGTAATATGACCTCATTAAAACGTCTTAATCCAGTCTCAGCAATTTTAAACCCATAGGCTGTTTGAATGATTGCTTTTTCCCAAAGTTCTAAGATGAAAGGATGTCCATTGAATGGGGACTTCGTATGCTTGCAGAAGGTTTCAATAAAATCAATTCTCATATTTCCAGGCTTTTCATCAAAGTCATATCGAGGGTTAACCATATCATCCATCAGTTTTCGAAGGGTGCCCTTTAATTCCTCTCCAGCTAGCATTTCATTGGACATCACTTTTTGGTAGTACTCTATTAAATAGTTCATGCCATATTCGCTTTCTTGAGAAACTCATCAAAAGCATCATCACCATCAATTACGTTTTTCCCCATGATTGAGTTAAGTGTTTTGATAACTGTTCCATACGAGTTGATAAGCTTAGTGTAGTATTTTGCTGCTTCTGTTTGTCTTTGAGCACCTTTGCTTGAAACTTGAACAGCTCCATACTTCCTTATCTGTTCTTGAAGTACGCCCAGTTCAACCTTCATAAACGCAGCCTGCTCAATAAGGTTATCGACTAATTGGGTTTTGGTCTCATCGACGGATGAAAAAAGCGACCGGAGTCGCTCAATTTCAGTATTCACATCTTTAATTTTTGACATTGGAACACCTCACTTAATTAACATTATTGGGTACTTCTTGATTGATAACTTCGATTAAATCTTCTTCTGGAATGATTGCTAAATCTCCCCATGTCCCATGAAGTTGATCAAGTCCATCTATATACTCAATAATTCCTTCTCGATCGTTATAATGGTCTTCACCTTTCATTTCGATAATTCTAATTTTATCTCCTATTCTATACATAATAATTACCTCCTATGGTTATTAATATATATCACTCTATAGAGACAAAATAGCAAGTAAAAAAGTCACAATCTTGTGACTTTTAGCTTTGAATTTTATCTAAAAACAATGTTGTACTAATTAATAATTGAATCTCATCAAAAGGCATGTTGTAATCTATGTGAACATACCTATCAGAAAGTTGCTTCTTAAATACTTTTAATTGTTGAAATCCCCATAAGACATTACTTGGTGTATTAGCTTTGATCTCCACGTTTGGGTCAAATCCGTAATCATTAGGACCATATATTTCTTCCGATAAATATTCACGAATTTTAGGTAAAACATAATTTGACAAATTGTATTTTTCATTACAGCTAATATAAAAAACATTCCTGAACTCATGATTATCAACTCTATCATCCAGTACCTGGTACAGCTTGACAAAATCATCAATTAGACTAATGACGTACTGTTTGAAGATTTCAACCGATTTTCTATTCATTGGATTTTCAGTATCATATGATAAAGTGTAGAACACTCTATCGATATGTCGAATTGTATCATCATCATATCTACTTATTGCTGCTCGTCGCAAATTATTCAATGTTTCAATTGGATTATCTGAAACTGCAATAATTTCTTTTAGAATTTTATCGCGATGAACTGATAATTCGTTCTGAAGATAGCCATTTAAGTACTCTATCAAGGAATATCTACTTTCGATATATTTGATTAACTGTCTTTTTGGAAACCTAATAAAATGTCCATCATTTTCTTCAATATTAGAATAAGTGGCAATTGTTATTTTATCAACATCGAGCATTGAACCGTTTAGCACAAATGGTGAATATTTTATTTCTCCACTTAACACATATGCTCTTTCACGTGTAGTATCGATTACATGTGCAAAAGACAGGGATCTAATATATTTGAAAAATCTATCATCTGTACCACTTCCATATCCTTGCTGATTGAAGATACTACCAGTACTATTTAATGGATTATCTAACCCAAGTCTACTAAATATCATTTTTAAAGACTCAGTTATTATATCAGTGTAAACAATGAATATAATCAAATCCTCTGGTTTTCCAATATCATTTGATACTAGATCACGTGATATCAAGACTTTGACGGCATCTTCAATTCTATCCATGAAAGCACAAAAAAGATTCCAATTTTCTTTATGCTTTTCTGACTTTAGAAAGATGTCAGATGAATTGACTAATTCCCGAAACTGTTTAATTTTGCTTTCATCAAGTCGTGGTATCATTTTAAAACCCCAATTTCTAGATTTTCAAAAATTATGGCTTCCATTTTTTAATTGCCCCCCTGTGCGGTACCTTGCTATATATTTGATAAAGATATAGGGGGGAGTATTGTAGAGTCCGTGAGAGATGCAAGAAATATGTCTAGAAACCATACTTCAATGGAATTTGCTTTTTCGTAAAAATATCGCCACTCTTCAAATGAATGAGCAATCTTATTAATATCATCATCCACTTTGCTTTGATTATAATCTGGGTCGATATTTAAACCAAGGGCTATCGTCTTTTTGTATAGCTTTGTCCTTGTTGATTTGTTAACATTTCTGAATAGCACTGCTAAATCATGTACCTTAGGAACAACACTACCTTGTAGCGAAATGAAAGCTTTTAAGTACATTTCACAAGCAAATGCTTTTAATACAATAACTGGTATAGTTACATGTGAAGCTATTTTATGTGCATCTTGATTATTTTGCTTAATTAATGCTTTACTCATCACGTTAAGCATTTTTGATGCATCATTAAAAATATTGGCTACAGATACTATTTTCGTCCATTCATCCATAATTTCACCTATTTTTGGATTCTTTATTGAATATTTTTTTAGTTACAGTCTGCAACTAATTCTTTGTTTTATCTTCAAATAACATTTGTTCACCACGTGCAAAAGCAGCACCTTGACAGAATCGCTCTAATGCCCAAGCTTCTTCGATTGATGCAACCTCAACATACTTAACTTGGATATTGTCATAATTTTTTTCATTTATGTACGATTCAGTGAAATTTCCATAAAGTGACATTCTATGTCTCATTTTATACTTTTGCTCAGTGGCTTTACCTATTTTATGAAGTATTGTATTCATCTCGTATAAAGCATAAACACAATAAGAATTAGGTGCTGTACTAAGTTTTTGATCGTCCCTATTATATAGGTTTTTCATCATATCACTAATTACTTTAGGCTTAACTCTTGTTGAAAGTTTGTAATAGGATTCTATATCATTCTCAAAATCATCAATTTTACTATAGTCATACATCATTATTACCTCTCATAGTAAACATTATATCAAACAATGTTTACTTTAATCTGACTTATTTGGATTTATGAGGTTTCCATCTGCATCAAACACAGTTTTTTTACTGAACCTCATGTGTTCTTTATTATGACATTCCCTACAAAGTAGTTCCAAATTATCCTGATTAAGGCTGATTGATGAATCGTTAACATTGTCAACCGATAGTCTTTCCTTATGGTGAACTTCGATTCCAACTTGTCTACATCGTTCACATAGTCCATTGACCGACATAATCTTCAGTTCTCGTGCAGCAAGCCATGCAGGTGACTTATAGAAGTTATGCAGAACCTTTGGCTTTTTCATATGCTTCTTTTAGCTCTGCTGCTTTTGCTTCTACGTGCTCCCATCGAACAGGTAAATCTTCACGACCCATATGTCCATAGGCTGCTAACTCCTTAAACTTTACTTTATCGAATTCTAATTCCTTTCGAATATTTAAAGGAGTGAAGTTGAAGTGTCGTTTAACTAACTCAAGTAAGTATTCATCAGATAACTTCCCAGTACCAAACGTATCAATCGATACAGCGACTGGGTTTGCAACACCGATTGAATAGGACACACAGACTTCGCACGTATCGGCCAAATTCGCCTCCACAAGGGCTTTTGCTACGAATCTGGCATAATAACTCGCGCTGCGATCAACCTTGCTTACATCCTTACCTGAAAAGGCTCCACCACCATGCTTTGCATATCCACCATATGTATCAACGATTATCTTTCGACCAGTTAAACCCGAATCACCATAAGGACCACCAATGACGAATGCTCCTGTTGGATTAATTAGGACATTAATACCTGTTAGATCTTTACCAATCAATGGTTTAAGTACTTCTTCAATAATGATTTCTTTTGCTAGTGTTAGACTTGCTTCTGGTCTTGTTTGGGCTGAAACGATTATCGTATCATATGCGAATGGTTGTCCGTTAACATATCTTACCGATACTTGACACTTACCATCCGGACCAAAGATGTGGTTATACTTAGCTTTTCTAAGTGCATCTACTTCTTTAGCAATCTCATGTGCAACTACAATCGGAAGTGGCATGAGTTCTGGAGTTTCATTACATGCAAAGCCATACATCATCCCCTGATCACCAGCACCTTGTTGATGATCCAGGGTTTCATTAACACCTTGTGCAATATCAGGTGATTGTTTTGATATCTTTTCTAATACACAGAACTCTTCTGTGTACCCGATTTCTTTAAGTACTTTTTTTGCGATATCTGAATACTCTACTGAAGCAGTAGTTGTTACTTCTCCAAAGATAACGACTAAATCATCCTTGATTGCTGTTTCAACTGCTACTCTTGCTGCTTGGTCTTGTTCCAGGATTGCGTCTAATATAGCATCACTGATTTGGTCACATATTTTATCCGGATGTCCACTAAAGACCGATTCGCTTGTTATGATTTTCATGTTGTCCTCTTTTCTAGCAAGAAAAAGGAAGCACTTAGCTTCCCTGGTCTGCTTTGATTTGAATGTGTTATTTTATTGCTGCTTTTGGTAAGTATGCAGTGTACCTTGCATAATGATATCCTTCACTTTCGACCAGGATACCAAAGTCATGAGAATCGGATGTCACGAATATACGGTGAAATACTTCATCTTGGTCACAATACATATGCTCAAGATTTTCTTTGATAAAATCGTAGTCGTTCAGTGGATCCTTGATGAAACACTCGAATAAGTCTTTATCAATAACTACTTGTTTTTCGATAACAAACTCATCATGAGGAATGAGTTCTGTTGATGTTGCTTTGCGTATAAAACTTGTTTTCATATTGTTGTCCTTCTAGTCGATTTTCCAAGCGGTATAGACGCTTCGGTAAGTGCAATCCCAAGTATCTAGAATAACGCCATCTTTACATA